CGACGACGAGGCACCGCTCAGCCAGCCCGAGCTGGAGACCGAGGCCCTGCGCGTGAAGATCAGGCGCGACAACACCGCGTCCGTGGACGCCGTGTTCAAGCTGCTCAGACTGACCACCGGCAGCCCGACGGACATCACCGCCACGCCGGACGAGGCCCGTGAGGCAGCCGGCGACGGCCTCAGCCGCGAGGATCTGCTGGAGCGCATCCAGAAGCGGCGCCTGGAGCTGGCGCAGCTGCCGGGGGGGGCCGCCTGATGCGATGGCTGATCGCCCTTATCTGCGCGCTGATGCTGCACTGGGGGGCCACCGTGCCCGCTAACGCCCAGGTGAGCACACCGGTGGCCGACCCCCAGCTGGCGGCGGAACTGAGCGCCTGGCTCAATGACATCGAGCAGGCGATCCGCGCCGGCAACCTGAGCGGCAGCGCGGCGGAGCACGCGCTGCGCGAGCACAACGAGGCGCTGTTCGACGCCCGCGTCGAGCTGTTCGGCACGGATCCCTTCATGCGCTTCCGCCTGCGCTACCTCAGCCACCGGATGCGCGACCGGCGCACCCGGCTGTTCGTGCCGCCGGCCTGGTTCCACTACCGCATGACCGCCGAACTCGACGCCCTGATCCGCGGCGAGTCCGCCATCGACCACATGGTCGGCGAGCTGAGCCGCAGCTTCGCCAAGAGCACCGTCGGCACCGAGGACTACTCCCTGTACTGCGCCGCCGAGGAGCTCAGCCTCAACACCGTGCTGGTCGGCGCCTCAAGCAACGAAAAGGAATACCTGACCCGCCTCGGCAACGTGATCGCCGAGCTCGACGGCAACCAGCCGCTGCTCCGCGACTATCCCGGGCTCAGCCCACAGCGCGACAAGAAGGGCCAGCTGACCAAGTACAGCGACTCGGTGATCGTACTCGATAACGATTGCCGCATCGGCGCGATGCCCTTCGGCGGCAACATCCGCGGCCAGAGCTGGCGCGGCAACCGCCCGGAGCTGGTGATCCTGGACGACCCCGAGACCCGCCGCCTGGTGCGCAGCAAGGAGCAGCTGCAGCAGGGCCGCGACTGGATCGAGAACGACCTGATCGGCTCCGAGGGCGCGGAGGGCATGGCGATCGTCTGGTTCGGCACCCTGCTGGGCTACGACTGCCTGCTCCGCTGGATCACGCTGCCACCGGAGCGCGGCGGCAAGGGCTGGACCGGCCCCAGTGGCGAGGTCCTGCGGGTGCCGATGCTCCGCGACGACGGCGACTTCGCCAGCAGCAATTGGCCCGAGTACTTCACCGCCGAGCGCTGCGAGCGCATCTACCTCAAGCACGGCCCGCGCGGCTTCGCCATCGAGCGCCAGCTGGACGTGCGGCCCGGCGAGGACGCCGTCTACCGCGAGGAGTGGTTCTGGGCCGCCACCTACAGCCGCAAACACCTGCAGCTCAACGCCGGCACCTGGGAGCTGAACGGCGTGCCGCTGAGCATCTTCGGCGCCATCGACCAGGCGATCGGCGAGGAGCAGACCAACGCCTACAGCGCCTTCGTGATCATCGGCATCGACCCCGCCCACAACGTCTACGTGCTGGAGGCGATCAACGTGCGCCTCAAGTTCCCGGCCCAGTGCGCCAAGGTCGAGATGCTCTGCGACAAGTGGCACCCGCTGGCCTTCGGCTGGGAGGACGTCGCCTACCAGCGCGCGCTGAGCCAGCAGATCCTGAGCACCCGCACACTGCCGCTGGTCGGCGTCAAGCGCTCGACGGCGCCCGCCGCCAAGGAAGAGCGGCTGGAGCGCCACAGCGTCCACTGGTGCAACGGCAAGGTCTACCACGACCCCGAGGATCCCGTGCAGCGCGACGTGCTGCTGTTGCAGGCGCTGGAGTTCCCGATCGGCAAGTTCGTCGACCTGCTCGACGCCGAGGAGACCGCCGTCAGCCTGGCGCTGAGCCGCGGCCGCGGCGGCCCGGCCGAGCCCCCCGCCGGCAAACGCCGCGCCGGCATCGAGGCCACCGAGGGGGTGGGCTGGTGAACCAGCAACTCCGCCTTGAGGCCCACGAGATCGCCGCCGACCTGGCCGGCATGGTGCCCACCCAGAGCCACGGCCAGCTGCACTTCCGCCAGGCGCGCCCCGGCGAACAGCCCCTCAGTGGCGAGCGCCGCCGGCTGATCGGCCGCCTCGTCGCCCGCGGCGTCTCGGAGCCCGACCTCCTGGACAGGCTGAGCAGCTGGGAGGTGATCCTGGGATGGTGACGATCGCTGACCGCCTGCGCGCCATCTTCCGCCCAGCGGCACGCGCGACCAAGGCCGGACTCAATGACGAACGGCCGCCCGCCCTGGGACGCCAGATGGTGCCCGTCGGATACAACCCCGCATACTTCCAGAGCGACTGGCTGGACAAGCTGCCCAATCCCGCCGAGGAGGCCACCCGCAAGCTCCAGACCAAGGTGGGCGTCACCACCCCCTACGACTTCTACCTGCGTCAGTACAAGCGCGACGGCCACCTGCGCGGCGTGGTCAGCCAGCGCGTGGGCGCCCTGCTGCGCGCACCGGTCACCATCCAGCCCGCCGGCGACGACGAGCCCGCCCTCTACCAGGCCGCCCTGTTCGAGGCCGCGCTGGAGAGCATGCTCAAGTGGGAGCCCACCCGGCGGGCTCTGGCCCAGGGCGGCTTCTTCGGCAAGGCGGTCGGCGAAGTGCTCTGGGACTGGACGACACTCGAAGTGGACGCCCAGACCGTCGACGCGATCGCGCCGATCGAGATCCCCAGCCTGCCGCCCAAATGGTTCGTATACAGCCCCACCGGCGACCTCCACCTGCTGACCAGGGCTGAACCGACGCGCGGTGAGCCCGTGCCGGCCCGCAAGTTCCTCGACTACAGCCCCGAGACGATCTGGGACAACCTCTACGGCGAGGCCTGGGGCGAGTTCGCCTCCTGGTGGAGCTGGTTCAAGCGCAACGGTGTCAGCTGGTGGATGGTGTTCAGCGAGAAGTTCGCCAGCCCGACGCCCGTCGCCGAGCGCGACAAGGACGCCGTCCTGACCGACGCCGAGGAGGCCGCGCTGCGCAAGATGGCGACCTCGATCCAGCAGCAGACCGCCCTGATCCCGCCCAAGGGCATCCTGATGAAGCTCCTGGAAGCCCAGCGCTACGGCACCGTCAATACCTACGACAAGCTCTGCGGCTTCTGCAACATGGAGATGTCCAAGGGCATCGTCGGCCAGACGCTGACCACAGAGCAGGGCGACACCGGCGCCCGGGCGATGGCCGACGTCCACCTCGGCGTCCGCGGCGACCTGGTGGCGCAGGACGCCACCGCCTTCTGCGAACTGATCAACACCACCCTGGTGCGCTGGTTCATCGACCTCAACGTCCCCGAGGGCCAGCGGCGCTACCCCCAGTACGTGATCGACACCGACCCGCCACCCGATGCCAAGGCCAACCTGGAGCGCTTCGCCGAGGCCCAGAACATCGGCGTCGACCTCAGCCGCAAACAGGTCCGCAAGGACGGCAACCTGGAGACCCCCGAGGACGAGGAAGACACCCTGACCAAACCCGAGCCGCCGGCCCAGCCGTCCCCCTTCGAGCTGCTGCGTCCGCCCGGCAAGCGCGACGCGGAGGACTCCCAGGCCGCCGCCCTGCGCGGGGCCGTGGTGCTTCAGCCTCTCAGCGCCCGGGCCGGCGACCATCTGCCCGCCACGGGCGAGCTCCGGCGGCTCTACGACGACGGCGTCGCCGCCGTGTCCACCCTGATGGCTCCTCTCGCCGAGGTTGTCCGCGACTGGTTCATCGCCAGCTTCGAGGCACGGGGCCTGCGCGGGGACGCCCCGCTGGACTTCAGCCCCGCCGACCTCGACTGGTCCACCATCGAGATCGACGAGGAACTCAAGGCCGCGGTGGTCGACCGCCTCAACGACGACCTGACCATCGCCCAGCTGCTGGGCCGCGAGCGCTTTATCCGCCGCGCCGAGACCGTCGCTGCGCTCAGCCTTCCCGCCCTGGCCGCCACCGACGACGACCCGCTGGCCAACCCGCTGGTCGAGCGGCTCTACGGCCACGAGCGTCTGATCCCGACCCGCGTGCTGGGCGTGCTCAACCGCAAGGTCCGCCAGAGCCTCGACTACGAGGACTTCTACAAGCTCGACGCCCTGAGCCGCTCCTCGGCCTTCACCGCCTGGGACCTGGCCGAGGGCCACATCCGCGGCATCGGCGGGGCGCTGCAGGACGCCACCAACTGGGGCTACACCTGCCAGCAGTTCGCCGACTACCTCTACGACCGCCTCCAGGCGCGCTACGTGCAGCAGGGCACCGAACTGCACGCCTACCACGTCGAGACCATCTACCACACCAACCTCTCGACGGCATACAACCAGGCCGAGGCCGACCAGCTCTGGGAGCTGCAGGACACCTTCGACTACGTGCGCTTCATCAACCCCGCCCCCCAGGCGCCGCCCTGCGTCGAGCGCGCCGGCCGGGTCTACCGCACCGACTCCGGCTTCCTGCGCTCCAGCTGCCCGCCGCTGCACTTCAACTGCCGCAGCACCATCGCCGCCATCCCGCGCGAGATGGTGGAGCGCGAGGGCTGGACGGTGGAGGAGAGCCTGCCGGTGGTCTCGCCCGAGATCTACGCCGGCCCCAAGGACCCCCGGACCGGCGAGTCCGTGGGCGTGCCCGCGCCCTTCGGCGCCTGGGCCCCGCTGCCCGAGCGCTACGCACAGCTGGAAGCCCAGCGAGGAGAAGGCAATGCCTGAGCCCGTCACCGTCAACTACCCGGTCCGCCTGGACCTCGCCCGCTACGACCGCGTGCCGATCCTGCGCACCGGCCAGTACCGCCCCCGCGGCGTCCAGGGCCCGTGGGAAGTGACCGAGGAGTTCCTGGACTCGCTGGTCGCCAGCTACGACCCGCACTTCTACCCGGCCGTGCTCAACACCGACCACGTCAGCTGGGCCGGCCCCGGCCTCGGCGTGATCATCAAGCTTTACCGCGACGGCGACACCCTCTACGCCGACCTGGTCAACGTCGACCCGCTGCTGGCCTGGCAGCTCGACGCCGGCCAGTGGCCCAAGCGCAGCATCGAGTGGTGGCAGGAATCCGTGCACGGACGCCCGTTCTACGACCGCGAGGACAAGCCCAATTACCTGATGCGCCTCGGGCTGCTGGGCCAGGACAGCCCGGCCGTCCCCGACCTCGGACCCTTCCCGCCGCGGGCCACGGACCAGATCGAGGACCTTGAGCCCGCAATCATCGAGTACCCGCTGGCCGCCCGCGACCTCTGCGGCCAGGGCCTGACACTAACCTACGAGGAGGTGCCAATGGACCCCAAGGCACCCAAAGCCGCGAAGGCGCCCGGCAAGGCGCCGCCCGAGGCTGACTCCATCGCCGACGACGCCGAGCAGGCCGAGACGGTGGACCAGCTGAAGGCGGAGAACGCCGACCTCAAGGCGCAGCTGGCCGAAACGACCGAGCAGGTCCAGGCCAGCGAGAACGACAGCGTGGCGCAGATCCGGGCAACCAACGAGGAGCTGCGAGCCCAGCTGACCACCATGCAGCAGCAGGTGGAGGGCAAAGCCCGCACCGACCGACTGGACGGCCTGGAGCACGAGCTGAAGGCCGCCGGATACATCACGCCCGGCAATCGTGATGAACTCCGGGCCCGGCTCGAACGCGCCTACGACGCCGACCACGCGCTCAGCGCCGCCGCCGCTCCCGCCGAGGGAGACCAGGCCGCCTCGCTGCTCAGCGACGTGATCGCCACCATCAAGGCCGGGAGGCCCCAGTACACCCCGGGCCGCGTCTCGCCTTCGGGCGCCAGCCAGCCCCAGGCCTCGCTGAGTCAGGACGAGAGCGACGTCTGCGCCGCCCTTGGCCTGACCACGGACGAGTATCGGGGCATGACGGCCGCTGAGAAGCAGCCCAGCGCCGAGCAGGTGCTGGCCTCACTGGCCGAGCTGCTCAGCACCAAGACCGCGGGAGGTGGTGCGTAATGACCGCTCTCACCGACAACAGGCAGACCAAGACCCAGGACGGCACCGAGCTGGCGATCCCCGTCGCGGCCTCGACCACCATCTACAAGGGCTCGCTGGTCTGCTACAACTCCGGCGGCTACGCCGTCGCCGGCGTCAGCACCGCCGACTACAAGTTCGCCGGCGTCTGCATCGAGAAGGCCGACAACTCCGCGGGCAGCAACGGCGACATCAACGTGCGCGTCCGCCCCTACGGCCTGTTCAGCTTCGCCAAGACCGGCACCGTCACCCAGGCCAACGGCGGCGACGAGGTCAAGATCAGCGACGACCAGACCGTCGCGCTGAGCGTGCCCTACGCCACCACCGCCCTGACCGGCGCCAACAACGACCTGACCTGGACTGCCATCGCCCCCTGGCTCGGACTCCGCGGCGAGGACATCACCATCGAGTACCGCGATCCGGGCGCCGCCAGCCAGAGTCTCAGCATCGTGGTCGAAGGCACGGCGATCATCGTCAACCTCGCCACCGACACCAGCGGGACCATCACCTCCACCGCCGACCTGATCAAGACCGCCCTGGCAGCGCATGCCGTGGCAGCCGCGATGGTCAGCGCCGCCGATGCCGGCAGCGACGACGGCAGCGGGGTCGTGACCGCCATGACCGCCACCAGACTCAGCGGGGCCGGCAACATCTGTGGCCGTCTGCTGAAGATGGACTCCACCAACGTCTACATCCGCATCGACGGATACGCAGCCTAAAGGAGGGCTAAGCCATGTCACGAGTCGTATCAGCTGACTTCCTGGCAGCCACCCTGACGGGCTTCCAGGCGTTGTTCCACAAATCGATGGCCCAGGTCACAACCGACTATCAGCGGCTGGCCCAGGTCGTCGAATCCGTCACGGACCAGGAGAGCTACAACTGGCTCGGCAGCGTGCCCGCCATGCGCGAATGGGTGGGCAACCGCCAGTTCAAGGGCCTCCTGGCGCACGACTTCACGATCGTCAACAAGAAGTACGAGGCCAGCATCGAGGTCGACCGCGAGACCCTGGAGGACGACAAGCTGGGGCTGGTCAAGCCCCGCATCGAGGAGCTCGGGGTCCGTGCCGCGCAGCACCCCGATGAGCTGCTGATGGCCCTGCTCAACGCCGGCTTCACCACCACCTGCTACGACGGCCAGTACTTCTTCGACACCGACCACAGCGAGGGCGACAGCGGCAGCCAGTCGAACAAGGTCACCACCGACTTCGGCAGCGCCGCCGTCAAGGCCGGCATCACCGCGATGATGGGCTTCCTCGACGACCAGGGCAAGCCACTGGGCATCGTTCCCGACGTCCTCGTGGTCTCCCCCGCCGACTTGTTCGAGGCGCGCGAGATCCTGCAGTCCACCACCATCGTGATCGCCGGCACCGCCGGCGCCGTCACGGAGCGGGGGGCGACGAACACGCTCAGCGGCATGCTGGACCTGATCGTGAATCCCCACGTCACCAGCGGCTACTGGGCGCTGTTCAGCACCAGGCAGATCTGGAAGCCGTTTATCTTCCAGTGGCGCATCAAGCCCGAGTTCAACGGCGTCACGGATCCCAGCGACGAGTACGTCTTCAGCACGGACGCCTTCAAGTACGGCGTCCGCAGCCGCTGCAACGCGGGCTACGCGATGTGGCAGACGGGCTACGGCTCAACGGGGGCTGGCTAATGGCGCAGTACAGTCACACTGAAGACGGCAAGCCGCTGGTCCGCCTCGACGACGGCCCCGAGGCCGTGCCGGTCCAGAAGGTCCAGCTGGGCGACCTCCGGCCGGCGATCGCCGAGTGTGACGACCCCGACTGGCTCCGCGCCGTCGTCGACCAGGACGACCGCAAGGGCGCCCGCCAGGCCGCCGAGACGCGGCTCAGCGAGCTCCCGCCGGACGAGCCCTCCGCCGAGCCCGAGGACCAGACCACTGACGACCCCGCCGAGCAGGCTGATCCCGCCGCAGGCGGGACTGACACCCAGCCCCCCGCCGAGCAGGCGGAGGCCGGGCCGATCGTGATGATCGCCCAGCGCCAGGCCAACATCCCCGACCTGTATAGCCGCCAGGTGTACGAACCGGGCCGCATCGTCCCGCGCCCCCTGGAGCGGGAGCTGCGCTTCGTCACCGAGGGCGCCGCCGAACCACTGAGCCAGTGGTGGGGCGGCGAACTCACCGACCCCGAGCGCATCGACGGCCGCCTCTACCCCGTGCTGCTCAGACGCCCCGCCGACCGGAGCCTGTGGCTGCGCGTCGAGCCGCACCTGCTGCAGCCGCTGGCCCAGGCCAGCCGCAGCGACGCCCTGACCGCCGTCCACCGCTGCCGCGACCGCGAGCTGCTGGCCGAGCTGCCCGACTGGGACGGACGCCCCGAGATCCGCCAGGCGGCGGAACTCACCCTCGCCGGCGACGTCCCGCCCGAAACCCCGCTGGCGCTCGTGCTGGAGGGCGGACGCCCCGCCGTCCGCCTGCTCAGCGGCATCACTATCGACCCCGGCGGGCTCTACGCCGCCGACCTGAAACCGCTGATCGACGCCTGCGAGGACCAGCAGGTGCTCAGCGCGCTCGCCGACCGTGACCGCCGACCCGGCGTGCAGGATCTGCTGGCCGGCAGAGGGGCCGCCTAGTGGCCCTGTTCGCCACCACCACGGACCTGGAGGCGCGGTTCAAGACCGCGCAGCTGGCCGACCTGTTCAGTGACGCAACGCCGAAGGCCTGGGACTCCACGTCCCAGGCCACGGCGGAGCTCTACCTCGACAGCGCCAGCCTGTCCGTCCAGCGCGTGGTGCGCGGACACATCGACACCACGGACGCCGACGTCCAGACCGAGCTCAAGTCGTACTGCATCACCTACGCCCTGATCGAGCGCTACCGCGACCGTGGCACCAACCCCGGCGCCTCGCTGTGGAACGCCTACCGCGAGGCCAGGAAGAACCTCGACCGCATCCAGACCGGCGAGCTGAAACTGACCGACAATGAGGTCAAGAGCCGCCTGGGCTGGAGCAGCACCGAGGACAACGACCCCGAGTACGCCAAGGCCGCCACCGGCGGCGACGGGGACGACTCCGACCTGCTGGAGGGCTTCTGATGGCGGGAATCGGAGTCAAGGTGGACGTCAGCCAGGCCCGCCGCGGGCTGGCGGCGATCATGCGGCGGGCGCAGGACACGCGCCCGCTGATGGACCGCCTCGGCCAGCACGAAGTCACCGTGACCAAGCTGCGCTTCGAGAAGCGCGGCCCAGGCTGGCCCCAGATCAATCCGTACTTCGCCGAGCTGAAGCGCCGGACCACCGGCGGCAACGCCCCGCTGACCTTCCGCGGCAAGCTGGCGACCTCGATCTACCACCGCGTGCGCGGGCCCCACAGCGTCCGCGCCGGCTCGAACCTTCCCTATGCCGCCCGCCAGCAGTGGGGCGGCCACGGCATGCGTGGCCCCCACTTCTTCAACCTGTACATCGAACCCGAGTATGAGCAGGGCAAGCGGGGACTGCGCATGAAGCGCGACGACAAGGGCCGGCTGCTGGGCAAGCTCAGGATCCGCCAGACGCCAACCGCCAAGAAGCAGCTGATGCGCTCGCTGGACATCACCCCGCGCCCGTTCCTTAAGGAACCCGACGAGGCCAACTGGAATGAAAAGCTGGCGCTGATCGAGCGCCACCTGCTAGGAGGGCCGGCATGAGCTATGCATCACCCGAGGCGCTCGTGCTGGAAGGCCTCAGGACGATCCTGACGGAGAGCGGCAACGGAGTAGGACTGGCAGGCGCCAAGATCACCTCCGTCGAACTCCCGATCCCCGACCACCCCTACGCGCTGGTCAGCGGCGACACGTCCACCAACACCCACGGCAACGCCAGCTTCGAGGCCTACGTGGTGCTGTTCGCCATCAAGAGCGACCCCGAGACCGCCCTGCAGGAGATGTATGAGCTGGCCCACGACGTCAAGGAGTACCTGCAGCTCGCGGCCGACCGCATCGCCCTGGGCGTCGACTGCCTGGACATCCACACCATCGAAACCGGCAACCGGCCCCTCGAATCCAGTGCCGAGGAGACCCCCGAAAGCGAGGGCGGCAACACCCCCCCGCCAGCCCAGCACTGGATCACACTTTCAATCCGCCCCATCTGGCTGGAGGACTAATGACTGCAAAAGCAGACACTGAGGCCAAGGGCGGCGGCTCCTCCGCCGGAGGAGGCGACGCCGAAAGCCCGCCCGCGCAGGGCGGCAAGAAGAAGAAGGCGGCCGCGAAGGTCACCGCCGTGTTCCTCAAGCGGCACACCATCGCCGCAGCGGATCAGCCCGGCGGCTGCCACACCTACCTGCCCGAGCGCACCGAGCGCTACCGCGACCAGCCGGGCGGCAGGCTCAAGACCCGCGTGATCCCGGCCGACACCGGCCGCTTCGACAAGGCCACCCTCGACGGGCTGAAGAAGCGCGGGATCGCGGTCAGCGAGGCCGAGTACGCCAAGCTGAAGCAGGCCGAGGCCGACAAGGCGGCGAAGGCCGCAGCGAAGTCCGGAGGTGATGCGTAATGGCCAAGACAGAGCAATTCAGCCAACTCTATGACGTGCTGCACGGGCAGCACCACTTCGGCATCGTCGACGAGGACGGCATCATCGACTGCGGCCGCTGCTACAACGTCACCCCCGGCAGCAGCGCCCCCCAGATCGAGAGCCTGAGCGAGGTCCACAACGACCGCGGCCAGACGGTGCGCACCATCGTGCTGAGCGAGACGTTCCCGTTCTCGTTCGCGATCCGCGACCTGACCAGCGCGGGCCGCACCCGCCTGCTGGCCGACGGCGCCGCCCCCACGATCGACACCGTCAGCCGCCTGATGCGGTTCAGCACCCAGGGCCACCACCTGATCGACGACCGCAAGAGCGGCGACCCCCGGGCATACAGGCTGCCCGACATCACCGGCCTGCCCCAGGCATACAACGCCACCGTCTTCCCGGCCGCCACCAGCGTGGTCGCGGTGGAGGGCACCAGCGGCAGCTTCGCCGCCGACGACTACTACGTCTGGGTAGTCCCCGTCTACAGAGACGAGGACCTCAAGCACGGTCCGACGGACGCCAACTTCACCCTCGCCAACTGGGCCAACCTGACCCGCGGCGTGGAGTACGTTTACGGCACCCCGGCCCAGCACGACGGCGCCCTGACCGTCGCCGCCAACAAGCAGATCGGCGTGACCTTCGACGAGCCGACGATCGCTGAAGGCGTGGCCCAGCCCACCCACTTCGCGATCGTGGTCGGCACCGTCGACGACATCGAGGACGCCGACAGCCACGTCGCCGCCATCGAAGCCTGGAGCGGCGCCGCCCACTCCGTCGACATCGACGCCGTGGGCACCGTCGACTTCGGCAACACCCCCGTCGTCGCCGACTACGTCCGCGTCGAGACGGGCGTGGTGACCGCCGACGTCCGCGTCTGGACCGCCGAGGTGGAAGACACCGACTACACCGTCGACCGCGTCAACGACACCATCACCCGCGTCGACGGTGGCGACATCAGCGACGCCGAACTGGTGCGCGTCAATGTCTGGTACATCGCCAACCCGACCGACCTGCATAAGGCCGGCGGCCAGGGCACGGGCGAGCGCTACGAGTGGTTGCGCATCTGGAACTTCAGCGGCGACACCACGGATCCCGACACCCGCCAGATCGAGGGCGTCCAGATCGACCTGCCGCGCGTCAACACCGCCGCCCTGACCCGCCAGGTGGCCAGCGCCGCCAAGGACGGCTTCCACGACCCGATCCCGTTCAGCGGCGCCCAGGCCGAGTACGACAGCACCCAGGGCTGCTCCGTGCTGATCAAGCGGTTCAGCAAGAGCAACGTGGAGAACGTGGACTGGGCAGGTGACGACATCACTCCGGCCGGCGCCTAAGCCCCGGCTACTGAGAGTGCATGCAACAGCCCCGGGGCCCACCGCCCCGGGGCACCCCGACTGAGAAAGCTATGAGTGAAACTGAAACCAAACCTCAACCGACCACCAGTCCCGCCGAGCCCGGAGTCAACGGCAACCTGCTCAGCATCACCAGCATCCTTGAGGCCGGCGCCCAGCTCGCGGCCTTCGAGCCGCCCAGCCTGCCCGTCGCCCCGGGCTGCATGGTCACCATCCGCAAGCTTCCCGACGACAAGTTCCGGACGATCCTCAATCGCCTCCTCGACGAGATAGCCCCATACCTCGGCGGCGAGGAGGAGCGACGGAAGCTGGACGGACCCGCCTTGCTGGATCTGCTCAAGAAGGCGCCCGCGATCGTCGACGACCTGCTCAAGTGGGCGACGGACTTCGACGACCTCGACCACGCCCAGCAGCTGCCGACGGACGCGCGCCTGCTGGCCGCCGCCGCCGTGCTGAGTGTCAGTTACCTGGACAACGCCGGGCTGCGCGTTTTTACCGACGCCGTGCGCGGCGTAAGCGCGAGCGTCGCCGCCGAGAGCGCCGCCGCAGCATCCGACGAGCAGCACGGCACGGACAAGAGCTGATCGACTACGAGACCGAGCAGCCGCCGGTCTATGAGGAGGTTCTGCTGATGGTGGCCGAGCTGGTAGGCGGGCTGGAACAGGCCAGGCGGCTGAGCCACGACGAGCTCAGCTACTGGCTGGAACTGGCCGACTACCGCCAGGAGATGGCGCAGCTCACCGAGCAGCTCAGCGCGATGCTCGGCAGCCCGCCGCCCCGGGGCGACGACGAGCAGAGCGCCCAGGCCCGCCTGGAATACAGCATGGACCTCACCCGCCTGCAGTGCGCCATCTTCCGCTGCGAGCAGTGCTTCAAGCTGCCCCTCGACGACGAGTTCGGCGAGCAGCTGGACCCACCCGAAGCCGAGCACTGGTGGGGCGCCCCGGGGGTGATCGGCCGTGGCTAAAGGGATGCAGGTGTACATCGAGTACCTGAACCGCGGCCTCGGCACCGTCCAGACCGGCCTCAACACCGTCGATCAGAAGCTGGCCCCGCCGAGATGCTCGACACCAAGCTGCGCAAGGTGGACCAAACGCTGGCCGGCTGGCAGCGCACCGCCGCCCTGATCGCCGGCGCCGGCGTCGGTGGCCTGGGCCTCGTGATGCGCGAGGGGATCAAGGTCCACGCCATGTTCGAGCGCATCAACCTCAGCCTGGAGGTGATGCTCAAGAGCAAGCAGGCTGCCGACGCCATGATGCGGGACATGGTCAAGTTCGCGGCGACCACCCCCTTCAGCCTGCTCGACCTCTCCAAAGCCGTCAACCAGCTGGTCAGCTTCCGCGTCGAGGCCGGCAACGTGATCCCGTACCTGCGTACCATCGGCCAGGCCGCCGCGACGATGAAGGTCCCGATCGAGCAGGCAATCGACGCCATGATGCGGCTGAGAAGCGGGATCTACCAGCCGCGGATGCTGGTGCCGCTGGGGATTAACCGCGAGCTGCTGAGGGAATACGGCGTCGAGTTCGGCAAGCAGGGCCAGCTGCTCAGCAGCGGCGAGGAGGCCTTCCAGGCCGCCCTCCAGACGATGGAAGACCAGTTCGGTGGGCTGTTCGGGCGCATCAACGAGACCATCGACGGCCTGCTCAACAACCTCGGCGACCTGATCGACCGCATCTGGGACTACATCGGCGAGACGCTGAGCGAGAAGTTCAAGTCCACCGTCACCCGCATCAACGACGTGCTGGGCGGCCTGATCGACTCGGAGCGGATGAAGGCCGCCATCAAGGGCTCGATGGACGCCCTGCTCGGCGAGCTGGAGCCGTACATCGACCGTGCCCTGGACTGGCTGGAGCAGCTGATCGGCTACCTGGAGCAGAACCCGCGCGCCCTCGTCGACGGCATGCGGGCATTCGTCGAGGTGCTCAAGAACGTCGTCGCCGTCGTGCTGACGCTGACCGCCGCCCGCGGCCTGCTGGCCCTGATCATGGCCCTGACCAGCATCGCCAGCGTGCTGACCGGCGGCTGGGCCGCCGCCATCGGCGTCGCCGCCGGCATCGGACTGATCGCGCTCTTCAACATGCTGCGAGCCGAGATGGACGCGCTCGGGCCCGCCGTCCAGCCCGCCAGCCAGCGGATCAAGGAACTCAGCGGCGAGCTGCAGACGTTGGCCGAGAAGGAAGAGGAAGCCAGGCGCCAGATGGACGAGGCGGCCACCGCGCTGCGGGAGCTGGAGGATCCCGCCCGCGACGCGGCGGCCACCCAAGATGAACTGACCGCCGCCCAGACGCGCTTCACGGAGGGCAAGGACGCCTACGTCGGCGCCATCGACGCGCAGATCGGCAAGCTGCAGGAACTCAAGGAGGCGCTGGCCTTCCAGCTGACCCCAGAGAACGTGCTGGCCGAACTGCAGGAGCAAGCCAAACGCGGCTTCGCCGGCGGCGCAGCCCCGATCACCGCCGAGCAGTTCGAGTTCATGCGTCAGGAACGCCTCTACCAGAAGATCGGCCAGGAGCTATGGCGCCAGGCCGGCACGACCGGTGGTAGCGCGGCCCAGGCAGAATTGCTCAAGCGATATGGCCTGGAGCCGATGCGCATCCTGGGCGGCATCGAATCCGTCACCGGCCGCGAAGGTATGGGGATCCCGATCGGCATCAGGTGGGAGGACGAGGCGCGGCTGGGCATGATGTACATGAACCAGCTGATCCAGAGCGAAGGTCGGGTTATCGCGGATCAGGTCGCCCAGATTGCCGGTGAGCAGCTGCTGCTTGAGACCAAGCGCCAGTACCCGCTCCTGCCTACCGAGGCCCAGCGCCACCTCCTGCATCAATACGGGCCCGTATACAGCGCCCCGCCCGTCGCGGAAGGCGAGGCGGACGCGCCTGGCGGCTTCGCTGCCAGTCTCGGGCTACCGCCGGCCTCAGCCGAAGCGCTGGCCCGCCAGGGCAAGCTGACGCCCCAACAGGAAGAGGCCATCCAGCACATGGAAAGCCTCCGCCAGGCTGCCAAGCAGCTGGTCGAAGCCACTCAGGCCGAGGTGATCCGGCTTCAGAAGAAGCAGGAACTGACCGGCGACGATCAACAGGAGGCCATCCTGACGGCACAGGCCGCCGCTTACGAACAGGCCTACGTCAACCAACTGCAGCGCTTTATCGAGGAGGCCACACTGGAGCAGTGGGCCGACGCCCACCGCCGGCTGACCGCCGCCACCGAGGAGCTGGCTGCCGAACTCGAAGCCGAGAAGGCCGCCGTAGCCCGCGAGCGGCGGGACGCAGCGCAGCAAAGCTACCGCCAGCTGCTGGCCCAACTCGCCGGCGACGAGCGCGGCGCGGCGCGGATCGAGGCCGAGGGACTGGTCGCCGAGGCCCAGGAGGCGCTGCAGGACCTGGCCTTCGCGGCCGATCCCACCGCCGAGGAGCTGCTGCAGCTCCAGACCGCGGCCTACGCCGCCGTCGGCGCGCTGATCAGCTTCGCCAGCGCGCTGGCCGGCATGGACGAAAAGGTCGCGTCATACATGCGCGGGATCGCCGAGCAGTACGCGGCGGCACTCGATGCGATGGTCGCGGGCGGCGCCGACAAGATGTCGCTCGCCCCGTATTACGACACCGCCGCGCAGCTGGCCTCCGGTGGACAGGAATCCAGCCCCCTCGGCGGCGGCTTCTACAGCCCCCGCGTCGAGGGCGGTACCAGCGCCGGCACCTGGGAGAAGATCGATTGAGGCGGCGACGGAACGTGTACGTTCCAGAACTCCGTCACCGGCGAGACCGTGGTCAAGCCCAGCAACTGGACGGGCCCCGCAACTACCGGCGGGCAGCGCCAGTGGTACAGCTTCGCGGAGGCCTTCGGCCCCGGCGGGCTGCCCCAGATCCAGCCCGAGGAGTTCGGCGAGGGCGCCTGGCCCGAGCCCGCGGGAGCGGAGCAGCAGCAGAAGGAGCCGGCGCCAAAGGACGTCCGCAGCCCGATCGACAGGGGCGCGCAGCTGATCGGGAGTGCATTGCAGGCGGTCGCCGGCCTGATCGGCGCCAAGGGCCAGCAGCTGGTCAGCGCGATCGCCAACATCGCCAGCCAGCTGATGCCGCAGTTCGGCCCGATCTTCGGCGGGATCGCCAGCGTGGTCAACGCGATCTTCGGCCAGAAGCAGGCGGTCAAGGTCGAACCGGCCGACGGCAGCATGCCGATTCACTTCTCGACGCGCGCCGACTACGGCTGGGACGTCAACCCCGCCAGTGCCCTGCTCGGCGGCCGCGCCATCTACACCAGCCCCGCCAGCCCGACGGTGGAGCTGGTGGTCAACTACCAGGAAGGAGTCGAGGACGTGATCGCGATGAAGACGGCGCAGTCGGTCAATATGCGCCAGATGCGCCCGGCCAGGAGGCTCAGCTATGGCCACTAGCCGCGTCCGCCTCTGGGTCTACGACACCGACGTGCCCGAATGGGACTACGTCACGCTGAACATGGCCCAGGTCGCTCCGCACGACACGGAGCCCAGCTGGGAGGAAAGGGACCGCCTTGGTCGCACCGTCCGCCTGACGCCGACCGACGCCAGCGAGGCCGCCAGCTGGGCCGACACGGTGGACCTGGTCTTCCACCGCAACCGGTGCTTCACTGAGAACGTCAAGCCCCCGGGCGGCACCGACCGCCTGCTGTATGAGTGGCTGAAGCAGTACGTCCGTGACCTCAACAGCCAGATCTACCTCTACGTGGAGAGCTACGGCACGGATCCCAGTGGCAACGCCCTCCACACCATCACCTACTACAAAGGTCGCTTCCGCCGGCCGCTGCCCCCCTGGCTGATCGACGCGCAGTTCGCCCTCGACCGCGGCGGCGAGTACCTGAAACTGACGCTGGTCGTCGACCAGGACGAGGGCGAAGGCACCGTCCCCGACTTCGACGACGATCCGCAGCAGACCCCGCCGATCGTGGCAAGGACGGTGAGCTGATGGCCTTCACCCCCGCCACCGCGGCCGCGCTGCTCCAGGAGAGCGAGATCGGATACAACCTCACCCTGGAGGGCCGGATCAACTTCACCGGCGCCGACGAGTGGGAGGAGATCCCCTACGTCCGCGGCAGCCTGGTGGTCCGCAAGACCCGCGGCCGCAACAGCGAATTGAGCTTCAGGATCCTCGACTCCGATTTCAGCATGCGCCTGGAGCGCAGCCAGACCAACCGCGGGCAGCTGTTTGCCGGAAAGCCAGTGCGACGTCAGCCTGACGCCGACCGAGGTGGAAGTCGTCGCCGACGGCAGCTACCGCCAGCTCTACGAACTCGACCAGGAGCCCGGGCTGTACGTGCTCCAGACTACCGGTGGCGGCGATGAGGGCTTCGACGAGGCCACCAGCACCATCCGCCGCCCCTGGGCGCCCGGCAACACCCGGATCTTCCGCGACGACGGCGGGGGCGGCAAGGAGGAACTCGGCAGCGAGCTCTACCAGGCGTACTGGACCAGCGGCTCGGTCGCGATCAACGAAGCCACCAGCGGCGAGACGTACTACGTCAGCAACCTGCGCTGCTGCAAGGAAAGCGCCGCCGCCAGCGCCGAGAACGTGGACTGGAGCCAGGCGGTGATCCAGGCGCTCCAGCATGGCTGGGACGAGAGCGGCGGTGAGTATGACGCATCGACGCTGGGCATGGGGCTGACGGACGCCGAGATCAGCATCGGCGCCTGCGGCCTGGACTGCCCGGGCCCATACAGCTTCACCGGCACCGTCGAGGACCTGATCCTCGACCTGCGCGATCGCGTCGCGGACAACCTCGACCTCGACTACGACAGCCGCCTGGACGTCTTCACCTGGGGCTTCACCCAGCAGCAGACCAGCGGCAATGAAGACGGGACCCTCTACCACGCCAGGTCGATCAGCCAGCCGCGCAACATCAAGCAGATCGTCACCGGCGTGATCGCCCGCGGCGTCGAAACCCAGCCTACCAACCGGCTGGCCGTTGTGCACAGCACTTCCCCGTCGAATCCCACCAACCTCAATACCGGCGCGAACCTGATCAAGTGGGATGGACAGGATACGCTCGACGGCCAGAACTGGGACGACATCACCGAGTTCCTCACCGACGGTGACAGCCAGTACGGCGCCGGCTGCATGAGCCTCGCCGCCAGCGAGGGCGGCGGCAGCGACTTCTACGACTCCTGGTACGACTTCTGCAAGTGGGACCTCGACGAGATCCTCCGCGCCCGCGGGCTGTACATCGTCGCCGGCCAGTCCTGGCATCACCGGCACCAGGCATACGGCCAGTACGGCGACTGCTGGCTGTGGCCCGGCTACCAGCTGCTGGGCAGCACCGACGACGTCAACTACTTTCCCGTAGCGCCGGCGCTGGATAAGGTCCGTGTCAAGCCCGCCACCCGCGTCGACGTCGGCGAGGAGGGCATTACCCGCCCGCGCCTCCAGTACCTCAAGCTGGTCTGCGGTGCATACAAGCACGGCAACTACAACCAGAGCGACCCCTCGATCGGCCTGCTGGAGATCGCCCTGATCGCCGACACCGAATACGAGCACAAGCTCACCATCTACCCCTGGGAGCACGCGATCATCGCCGTCGACATCAGCGCCGAGACGCTGACCATCGCCGGCGACCACCGCGAGACCTTCGCCGAGGGTGAATGGCTGGAGGTGTACGGCTCCACCGGCAACGACGGATACTGGCAGGTCGACAGCGTCCAGTATTCCGGCGGCAATACCATCATCACCGTCACCGGCAACCTGACCGACGCCACCGTGGATGGCACCATCAGCCCCGTCTACGCGTACAGCGACCACACCGCCAGCAACCCCCACGCCTGGCGCCGGGCGCATCCGGACCTGTACACCCGGGTGGTCAGCACCTTCGCCGCCCACAGCATCACGGCGGTCGACATCAGCGCCGAGACGCTGACCATCGCCGGCGACCTGGACGAGGTCTATGCCGCCGGTGAGCGGATCCTCGTCGCCGGCTCCACCGGCAATGACGGCGTCTGGACGATCGCCAGCAGCACGTATTCCGGTGGCAACACCATCATCACCGTCACCGGCAACCTGACCGACGCCACCGTGGATGGCACGCTGCGGATCCTCGGTGGCCACGGCCAGCACCGCAGCGTGGAACTCGACTTCTCAAGCGAGTTCACCGCCTCCAGGGGCCGCGACGCGGGGATCCAGCACCTGGCCGAGAGCGTGCGGCTGTTCGAGGACGTCAGCTACGAGGCGATCTGCGACCCGCGCTTCGATCCGGGCCAGACCGTGATCGTCGTCGACAGCCTGAACGGCAACGTCGACTCCATCATGCTGGAGAGCGTCGAGTTCCGCGAGAACGGGGCGAAGTTCTACGGCACCAACTACCTGGCAGCGGGGGTGAGCAACGCGTGACCGAGGATCCGAAGCAGCAGCGACGCCGCGGCCACGTTCCCGATATGCCCGACGTGATCCAGGAGGGCGCGGCCGAGCAGGCCCGTCCCCGACGCCGTGGCCACCTGCTGGAGCGCAGCCGCTACGCGCTGGCCACCACCACCGGCAGCGCCGGCGCCGGCGGCGGCAGCCCGCCGGGCGATCCCCCCGACGAGGCCGGCGTCTTCAGCCTGCGCCACGATAACGCCGGCACGGAGCGGGCGGGCGCGATCGTGCTGGAGGACTCGGACCTGACCACTATCACCGACAAGGTGGCGGACGGCGGGACGGACCGCGCCTTCGACTTCTCCAGCGTCTCGCTGCTGCTGGTCGGCAGCCTGCCGGGCACGGGCACCGCCGGGATCCTCTACCACCGCACCAGCGACGACACCCTCCACTACGACACCGGCGCGGACGGCAGCTGGGTGCAGCTGGCGCTGACGAGCGACGTGCCGGCCGCCCTGTGGAGCAAGACCGGCACGGACCTCTCGCCGGCCACCGCCGGCGACGACGTGCTGCTCAACGCCGGCGAGATCCTGCAGCTGGTGGAGTCCAGCGACACCGCCACGCTCAGCGCCTGGATCACGGGCGACACCCACCCGCGCCTGAACCTGACGGCGGGCGGCAAGCTGACGCTGGGCAGCGG